TGGCACTCAAAGAGATTTTGACGACGTTAAGGAGATGATGGTGGAGGGAAAGAAAGGACAAATCATTCAAATTCTGACATATTTTTGATCGCTAGGGCAAGCGAGCCCATGTTGAGCAACTGTGCGAACTTCACAGAGCGAAAATTTTTAGACCTAGATTAAATAGCAAGGGCCGACAGCAACCCAGCAATAGCAGGAACGGCCGTAGTCACGCTAGAAGCGATGGAGGCGGAAGTTTTCCAAAGACGAGTCACCTCGTCTATGAACCCTCCCTCCTCAACACCAGCATCATCAACACAACGAATGGTCGGAACTTCTGCAACAAGGTTATCTGCGGCTGCCATCAAAAGAGGCTGAAAATAAGGGGAAGGGGAACAAAGGGACGTGGCACCACTAGTGTATAACGTGTTGGTAAGTCCTGAGGTCATAAGTGAAACAGCCGTAGTAGGCTGACACTCATAGTGATTACGAACCTCAATCTCCAGCAAAGGTGTAAGCGGAGGAACCGCACCACCAGTCGAAGAGACTACACCATCAATAAACACCAAGATACCATAATGTCCAAGGGTACTAGGCACATCCGTTTCACCCTGGCGGACGTTAAGGTTGCCTGAATTCCCATCATTCATTCCCCAAGAACTGGTGGAGGGCTTAAAGAGCAAAGCCTCTTCGCCAAATCTTTTGAACACGGCTATCATCTCATCCTGCTCGAGTGAGCTCAACGGGTATTGGACATAACCAGGCAAATTGGACATAGCGCCCAAGCCAGTAGGTAATGCAGGTTGCCACCCGTTCTTCATCTCGGTTAGCGTGGGATTGACAGCTCCTCCAACGACTGTTCCAACACTGGTTTCGAAATTGGTGTTATACGCATAGGGTGCCATGTGAATGGTGCCACTAACCGTGGAAAAGTTCATGGTAGAGGTCAGCTTAATCCCACCAGCAACAAGCCGTGCGGCGGAATAGAGTTGTCTCATACCATTAAGATTTCCAATCGTAAAATCCACATTCGTGCTACCAGATCCGGGACCGAAAGCATTAGCGCTAAGAGCGGCCCCAGTGTAAACAATGCCATTGGGCCAATGGAAGACAGCGGGAAAACTACCAAAGAAACCACCAGGCCCATTTCCACAAACACCGTTGACGATGAGATTGGAAGGGTCTGGGGTAACGAAGAAGAGGGAGCTACCAGCCAAGGGAACCACAGCCGCCATATTGAGATCTGTATAGCCACCAACCGGGTTAGCGGTTTGGACAGGCCCAACAAAAGTCCCAGTATACGTGCCAGAGAACCCACGATAAGAATCGGGGTAACGTGCTCCAACAGACTCCTCATCAAAGGGATCGACATAAGCCGATATCACCTGAGGGAGGGAAATCTCACCACTTCGGTTTTGCCGCCGTCTACCACGACGCGTAGAAAAGGATTGACCCACCACAGTGCCTTTACGAAAAGCTGGCACTAATGCCGTTGACATATCCTGCGAAGGTCTAAACATGCCCCCCGATTGGCGTTGCTCAACAACAGAGTTGCGAGCTGGCCCACGAGACCTAGATCTCGAACGGGCACGTGGGGGAGCACTGATAGTAACTCGCTGGTTATTCTTGCGGGAGCGTTTACGAGCCATAAAGGGCAAGGTGAATGAAACTTTTAATAATAAATTAAAAGGGATAAGGTTGTATGGGATCCCTGACCTCAACAGAGACTGTTCATCTTAAGCAACCCCAAAAAGGGCCGGCGCCGTGCAGTCGTTCGGCGTTCTGGATAGCACGTAAATATTTACCCAAATTAATGGAACGTTTTGGGCCATTTAATGCTTAAGACCCCATGTTTTTCGTCAAAAGACGTCACAGTGGCATAGGTAATTGATACTCAACTGTGGTAAGCAGCTCAGAACCAATGACAACGCCACCGTAAAACTCCTCCAAAACCACTTGCTCATCAGGGGTGACTCCAAAGGCCCAGTAAAAACTGGCACGAGTGGCCGCTGGTATAACCCCATACCCGCGAACCATTCCCTTGGAGAGTTGCCGGACTCCCCATGACTGTGCGTCATCCGATGCTTTGTGATGCTGCCCACTACGCAAGTAAGCAGCATAAAAATCTTGCAACACCGGAATCTGCCCAGCCATGGCCATGCCGCCGGTACCAACAGCATGCATCCAGCCTCTAAACAATGCGGGGGTTTGGTAACCATGGACACACATAGTGTCCTTGGCAACAGCCCACTTCGGGTGGCGAACCATGAGATAATCATCATGGTTCGGCCCAACCCAAACAGGGTGAGTCTGACAGAACTCTATCCCCTCGAACTGATAGCACGGCGCCTCGGCAACCATGGAAAAACCCATGGCCGTGAACCACGCATCCAGTCCCAGAGAGAATCTGTCCAAATCACAAGCTTCCATGATGACCACGCAGTCGTCACCATTGTTAGCCAGCTGCATTTTAACGCCTACGTGGGCGGCATAAGCGAAGATCATACAACACATTAGGACACAATTGCCCAACGAGGTGTTCATGTCCCCACTCATCCTGCCGCCCTCCGTGCGGTACTTCAACCTACCATCAACAGTGTAGCCTACGCACTTATTGCGTAACTGCATTCGGAGAAGCCAGTTTAATCTGCGACGGTGTCGCGTCTGGGGAAAACACGAGGAATAAACCCCATGTTCCCACTTAAGAGCGGAAACCGAAACATGCTGATCAAACCTGCTAGCATCCAAACCCAAGGCCACTGGATGGCGGAACATGCACCACTTGGCGTACATCACCCGTCCACTCCGCAATGAATTCATCCCTTTAAAGACAGTGGTATGGCCAAATAGCTTGGCCAAAGAATGAAAAATTCTCTCCTCAAGAGCCCGCAAAAAGCGTCCGAGCTCTACATTGTACCTGGGTGATCTAGGACTAATCACCCTGGGCACGGGATCCGTCTTACGAGTAAAGTCAACTTTCTCATACTTAACGAACACCTTCACATTCGCATCAGCTGCAACTAACCCACTCCTCAATAGGTCTGCAGCCGCGGCCGTGTAGATTTTCAACTTGCGGCCCCGGAACGTGCTGACAAAGTCGGCACGAGTCATCGGGGCGGTCTTAGGCAAAAACCTCTTAAGCCGCTCGAGCGTGGTCAACATGGACCTCTCGAAATGTTCAGGTTCAGGTGTGGGTGGTGTAGCGAACTCGCCGTCCTTCTTGACATAGAATACGCGTTCTCTAACCGCCCTCTCCAGCGTGTTTATATCGTTATTAAACCCAGTGATGGCCATAGGGGGAGAGATCCCACTAACACGCACCATACTCCTGGGTTTAGGAATTCCCCATTGCCTCCGCACGTGCAAACTGTGATGGTCAGGGGCCGAACTAGGTTCGCAACCAACACCACGTACCACAACGGGGCCCCCCTATGCTACCTGGCGCGGGCTCCTACGAGCCAAGCGCCACCAGCTCCATCGCGGGAGATCGGAGGATCGGCGATTAAAAGCCGAAGTCCTATCGATCACATTCATCTCCTGCAATGTGAGAGAGGGGAGGAAACTGAGATATAAAGCGCGATCAATAATGCCCGATCGATCGCAAGCCCTCAAATCCTTAAACTCCTTGAGTTGGTCCAGCATAAACTTACGCGTTATGAGTAAATTAGCTTCGGAACGTACCCGATGGCCAAACTTCTCATACGCTTCCCAAGCAAGGGAACAAGCAATACGATGGGAGCGGCGCGGCCTAAACCGAATGCCATCAACACCATCGTTATTCCTGGGCAAACCAGCGTATCCCCTTTCCAACTCAATAACTTCAGCTAATGAAAGCTGAGCCTCATCGAACTCCCGAACGAGGACTTTAGCCCTGACTTCATCCCTGTACGTCAGAAGCCAC